TGGAAATGATTTAGTGATTATTGATGAAGCCAGCAAAATGAATTTAAAAAAGATTTTTGAAATGTATCTTAGACCAACTTTATCAGATCGCAAAGGTAGATGCATTATGATATCAACGCCTGAAGGTTACGATGGTTTTTATGAGTATTATATACACGCTCAAAAAGCAAATATGTGGGCTGCTTTCAATTCTCCAAGCTGGGAAAATCATTACGCATTCCCAAAGGGATTAGATGATCCTGATCTTGTTGAAATGAAATCATCAATGACTAAAGAAGTTTTTGATCAGGAGATGGGCGCAGAATTTACTTCGTTATCAGGAAGAGTTTATAATGATTTTTCAAGGCGTACTCATGTTGGTAATTATCCATATAATTCTATGCTTCCTGTATTTTTAACTTTGGATTTTGGCTATCGAATGCCAGCTGCTTTATTTTTTCAAGTAGCAAAATTTGGAGACAAGGGCGAAGATCATATTTTTATTATTGATGAAATTATACACGAGAAAAATTTAAAAATTTCTGATTTAGTTGAATCTATAAAGAAAAAAAATTACAGGATAGCGCGTGTCTACGGCGATCCAGCTGGCTATCAAATGCAGAGTTCGGTAGGTATGGGCGAAGCAGATATTTTTAGGCAATTAACAGGATTGCCTGTAATTACGCGCAGAGATAAATTAAGTAGAAGTATTCAATCGGGAATTAGCCATGTTCGTCAATTTATGATGTCAGCAGAAGGGACTATTAGATTACATATAGATCAGAGCTGTATGGGGATTATTGAAGATATTGAATCATACAGATATCCTGAACATAAAGAGGGTAGTAATTTAAAAAATGAACCATTAAAAGATGGCTACCATGATCACGGCTGCGATTGTTTGCGCTACGGCATCATTGGAAAATTTCCAATTAGAAATCAAAAATATAAGGTAAGTACAAGATGAATGATTTAGCATTAGATTTAATTCAAGAATCCCTCAAAGAACAAAAGCAGATGTATGCAAAAGGTCGAAGGGATGCGATTTATAAATTATTAGATTATTATGCTGGAGATAATACAGCGCAATATATAGAAGATCGTTTTAGTGCTGATGCTTTCAGGGAAATTCCTGTTGGCGAATTTAATGTAACTCGCAGAATGATTGATCGCATGAGTCGCATTTATACTCTTGGAGCGCAAAGAAATGTTAGTGATCGCTATGATGAAATGATTTTAAATAAGCCTTACAAAATGAAACACATGGAAAAAATGACTAGGCTTATTGGTACAATAGCAACTCAGGTAGTGTTTAAACAGCTTCCGAAACCGCATTTTAATTACAATCCTGTATATTATTTTGATGCTTTTTTTGAGGATGATCCATTTGTGCCATCTGCAATTACCTATCCAATGGTGCAAAATGTTGTAGATATAAGCGATGTTAATGGATTACAATATTGTTATTGGGACAACGAATGCTTTATAAAATATGATCAGGATGGAAATATTCTTGAAGAGCAAATGCATAACTATGGAATACTGCCATTTGTATTTACTCATAGAGAGCATCATCTTAATGAATTTTTTGTTGCTGGTGCTTATGATATTGTAGCTGCAAATGAGCAAGTAAATATTTTGCTTACTGAAGCATCTTTAGGAATGCGTTTTCAAATGTTTGGCCAGTATGTCATAGAGGGGATGTATGAAGAAGAAAGGTTAATGCGTGCTGGATCATCTGAGATAATGGTAGTTCCTGAAGGCGCAAAATTAGATATTAAAAGCCCTCAGGCAAATGTCAGAGAAGCTATTGATTTAATAAAAGCAATTCTTGATCTTACTGCTCAGAATAATCATTTATGGATTACGTTTGCAGAAGATGGGAAAAGCGATAGGCCTAGTAGTGGCGTGGCTCTTAAAATTAAAGACTTGGAACGCTTTGAAGATTTTCAAGATGATATCGAATTATGGGAATTGTACGAAAAAGACTTATATCAAGTTGAAAGGATTATTGCAAAAGCTAATAATATTTCATTACCTGAAAATATAGGTTTAAAATTTAATGAACCTGAATATCCGATGAGCATTCAGGATCAGATAGCAATGGATAATTTTTTATTACAAAATAATATTATGACTCAGAAAGATTTAATGCTTAAATACAATAAGCACTTAACTGAAAATGAGGCTATTCAAATAATAGAAAAGAATAAGGAAGAAAATGGAGAAGGAGCAGAAGCTGAGCAAGAACAGTCAGTATTTAATAGACTACTTAACCAAACTCCGCCAGCTTAATAAAATAGATGTTGATATTCCTCAGGAGGATATAAAAAAAATAATAAGCGATCCGCGGCAGTATGCTTTAGATTTTATTGAATTAGAGTTTGCAAGATCAGTTCCAAAATTTATTGAATCATATAAAAATGGTTTAGAATTTGGCAAAAAAAACAAATGAAAAAAAAGTTGTTTGGTGTATGGTGTTATGAGTGAAGATAAAAAAGATTTAATTACTGTTATATTAGTTGTGGTAATTATATTTGGTATTTTTATTTTAAGTGCTTGTAATGGCGGATGGTCTGTAGCAGGAGTAAATGTATCTCCAGCAGATTCTCTTTATACAGAGTTTATGATTATAGCAGACCA